GAAATGATGGAAGCCGTAACGGAAGAAGTGGTAGATAATACTAGTTCAGAAGTAAGCGGATTTGAACATTTCCTCTCTAAACTATAACTCTTACAGGAGTAAAATATGTCAGAAGAAATACAAGACATCGCTGAAGAGGTTATTGTTGAGGAAACTAATGAGGTGGTAGAGGCAGTGGAAACTGTTGAAACTACTATTGAGGCTCCCTTAACAGAAGCTCGTACGATCTCTGCAATTAATGCATCTTTATCAGAAATGAATAAAGCTGAGTTAGATGCTATCTTCGAAGCAGCAGAAAAAGCTAAAGCGAAAGCTAAAGTTGAAGCTGAGCACGAAGATGACGAAGAGGATGATGAAGAAGGTGATGATGAAGAAGGCGAAGTAGAAAACGAAAAGAAAGAAGGCAAAGCTAAAAAAGAATCTAAGAAAGCAGTTCAAAAAGAAGAAACTTTCAAAGAGGATCTTGATGCCCTAGTTGGTGCTGAAGAAGCATTATCAGAAGGTTTTAAAGAGAAGGCCGGTACTATTTTCGAAGCTGCTTTACAATCAAAAGTTGCTGCTAAGACAGTAGAATTAGAAGAGCGTTATGCATCTGATTTAACTGAAGAAGTAGAAGCTATTAAAGAAGATTTAGTAGATAAAGTTGATGGTTATCTTAACTATGTAGTTGAGAACTGGATGACTGAGAACGAAGTTGCAATTGAGCATTCTTTGAGATCAGAAATTACTGAATCGTTTATTAATGCAATGCACGGAGTGTTTAGTGAGCATTACATCAATGTACCAGAAGATAAGGTTGAAATTGTTGACGCCTTAACTGAAGAAGTATCTGATGCTAAAGCGCAATTGAATACTGCAACAGACACAAATATTAAGTTATCTGAGAAAGTTAAAGCTTTCGAAAGAGCTGATATTATTACTGAAGCGTGTGAAGGCCTTGCTGCTACCGAAGCTGCTAAACTTAAAGAATTAACAGAGTCAATTGACGCTGCTGATTTAGAAGAGTATACATCTAAAGTTGCAACAATCAAAGAGTCTTACCTTACGAAAGACGACTCTTCAGTAGAAGCTAAAGAAATTGATGCTATTACCGAAGATAAAGAAGACACTCAAGTTACTAGTCAAATGGCTAAATACCTTGATGCACTAAAACAAAAATAATTCTAATATAGGAGAATATAAAATGGAATTAAATTCACAATTACTACAGGAAAAATGGGCACCTGTACTGGAATCAGCTGACGCTGGTTCAATCACTGATGCTCACAAACGTGCGGTTACAGCAATTATGCTTGAAAACCAAGAAATCGCTCTTAAAGAAGCTAACATGGTTGCTGGTGGCAGTGATGCTGTTGGTGCTCAAGACAAGTTTGATCCAGTAATGATCTCGTTAGTACGTCGTTCTACTCCAAACCTAATTGCGTTTGATGTAGCAGGTGTACAACCGATGACTGGTCCTACTGGCTTGATCTTCGCTATGAAGTCAAACTATGCAGATGGTACTTCATCTACAGATCCTACGGAAGCTTTATTCAATGAGCCTAATACTTCATTCTCTGGTCCTGTTACTACAGCGGCTGGTGAGTATGGTGCTATGCCTGAAATGGGTTTCTCAATCGATAAGACAATGGTTGAAGCTAAAACTCGTCAGTTAAAAGCTAACTACACAATGGAATTAGCACAAGACCTTAAAGCGGTACATGGTTTATCTGCTGAGTCTGAATTAGCTAACATTCTTTCTTCTGAGATCTTAGGTGAGATCAACAGAGAGATGATCCAAGCTATGAATACTCAAGCGGTTCCAGGTAGCGATTTTAATGCAGCTATCTTAGATACTACTAGTACTCCACCAAGCTCTTCAGGCGGACGTTGGGAACTTGAAGTATTTAAAGCACTAATTACTCATATCGAGAAAGCTGCAAATTCAATTGCCCTTGCTACTCGTCGTGGTAAAGGTAATTTTGCTATCATCTCTTCTGGTGTAGCAGCTGCTTTAAACTCAACTGGTAATGTTCAGTATGGCAACACAGCTAATACTGGTCTTGCAGACGTAACTGGTAACTTATTCGTTGGTACACTTAATGGTGGTATCAAGTTATTTGTTGACCCATTTGCTGCTACTGACTACGTTACAGTAGGTTACAAAGGTTCAAATGCATATGACGCAGGTATTTTCTACTGCCCATACGTTCCTTTATCAATGATGAAGACAATTGGTGAGACAGACTTCCAACCAAGAATTGGTTTTAAGACTCGTTACGGTTTAACTAACAATCCTTTCACTTCTGGTGCTGCGGATTCAAACGTTTACTACACCACATTTGCGGTAACTAATCTGTAATTTAGATTAGTTCTTGAATGTAAGAAGCCCCTTAATTGGGGCTTTTTTAGGCTTTAAACATTATAAATAGACTCATGAGCACAAACTTCCTAAATCCAACTTCATTCGTATTACAATTAGATACCGTAGTATATCCTACTGCTGAGTTTACTGTACAGACGATGATACTCCCTGATGTTTCCGTTGATGGCGCCCCTTTCCATACCCCTAGTAGGTCTATTGCAATTGCGGCAGATAAGATATTATATGGGGCCTTTGAATGTTCGTTCTTAGTAGATGAAGATCTTATTAACTATAAAGAGATCTATGATTGGTTATATAATCAAGTTGATAATAATAACAATTCCTCTAATGTAAGAGATCTTACCCTCAATATACTTTCGAGTGCTAATAACATAACTAAACAAATTAGATTCATTGATGCCTATCCAACGTCGTTATCATCATTGCCATTTGATATCACTACAACTGATGTAGAATATTTAACGGCAGTTGTATCCTTTAACTATTCATATTTCGAGATTATATAATGATTAATAAATGTTTACTAGTATTCATAACAGCTGCAGCCCTTTCATTAGCGGCCTCGGCATTCTTTAATAACATGTTCCAGATTCCTCAACAGATGATGCAACAGGTAATGCCCCCTCCCCCTCCTTGCGATAAACCTGAATAAGTATTACTTATGATCGCTAATAATTAAAATTAAAAGCTATAAATAGATGTGAATAAGTATATATTAATATACGATAATATTATAAGGAGTTAATATAATGGCAATTGATTTATTAAAGCAAATGGCAAATAGGGATACTGAAGAGAACACTAAACCTGGGGCATTGTATAATACTCCTAACCTCGATGAATTAGAGAATGGCCCTTGGCCATCATTTGTTACAGGCCTTAAGCGTTTAGCTAATGATACCCACGAAGGGGCTAAAATGGCACGTGACGTACTTGGTACCCTAGAAACATCTTATGTAACTAAAAAAGGTTACTGGAAAGGTGGTACCGTTGGTGTTATCGGTTATGGTGGTGGTGTTATTCCACGTTTCAACGAATTAAAGAATGAAGACGGTTCATATAAATTCCCTGATGCTTCTGAATTCCATACTCTTAGAATCCAACCTCCTGCAGGAATGCATTATACATCTACTCTATTAAGAGACATGTGTGATATGTTTGTTGATAACGGTGGTTCTGGTTTAATCGCATTCCACGGTCAGTCTGGTGACATTATGTTACAAGGTTCTACTGAAGAAAGCACACAAAAGATTTTCAATACCTTCAATGATTATGGATTTGATATGGGTGGTGCAGGACCAGCAGTAAGAACTGGTATGTCTTGTGTTGGCGCCGCACGTTGTGAAATGTCAAACGTTAATGAGCAGGCAGTTCTAAGAACTCTTGTTAATGCCTTTCTTGATGATATGCATCGTCCAGCATTACCATACAAAATGAAATTTAAAGTTTCAGGGTGTGCTAACGACTGTATGAACTCAATTGGACGTTCAGACTTTGCCACTATTGGTACTTGGCGTGATGATATTAAAATCAATCAAGAAATGTGGAAGGCAATGGTTGATGATAAAGGTACTAAGTATGTACATGATAATATCATTTCACGTTGTCCTACCGATGCCTTACATTTAGAAGAGGATAACTCAATAGTAATTGATAATAAGAATTGCGTTAAATGTATGCATTGCTTAAATGCTGTTTCCCCTATGGTACATAATTACATTAAACCTGGGGAGGAGAAACAATACATTCTTGCTCCAGGGGATGATAAAGGTATCAGTATTCTAATGGGTGGTAAACGTACTCTTAAAATTGGTGACTTATTCGGTACTGTTATTGTACCATTTATGAAGATGGAAACCCCTGAGGACTTTGAGAAGATTGAAGAACTTGCTAGTGAAGTTGTTGACTTCTTCGCGGAGAATGCATTAGAGCACGAACGTACTGGAGAGATGATTGAACGTATTGGTTTGGTTAATTTCTTAGATGGTATTGGTGTTCGACCAGATCCTAATATGGTTGGTAGTACTAGAGTTTCATCATATGTTCGTATGGACAAATGGGA